AGATTCTCCAAAAATTACTAAACCATTATTATTAGAAGAAGTTTTATGCCAAAAAGATAATGAAGAATTTACTCCAAGATTTATTGATGAACCAAGATTTATATATGATGTTCCTGAAAATAACATTGAATAGGTATTAGCCAAAAATGGAGATGCTGTTACTGCTAAACTCTGTGATGAACTAACACCACTAACAGTATAGGTTATAGTATAAGATTGAATAGTAGAATTATCAAGATCAATAGTACCTGTAGAAGCATTAATACTTAAACCACTTGGAGTAGCTGAAAATGTTCCTCCTGTTGTTCCTGTAATAGTTGGTGTTGGATCAGATTCATCTTGATGGAAACTACTTGCAGAATATGAGAATGCAGCACTTGTACCTACTAATGATGTTTCACCTGCATAACTATCAGCATATACTGAACCAGCATCAATAGTATTCTGATACTTTCCAAAACCATTAGTATTGTTCTGTGTTGCTTGTCCCCATCCATTTGTTACTGCCATAATCTATTTTTTTAAAGTACCCAACCTCCAAAGTTAGCAACATCATCAGGGTACATATCTGATTGACTATTACTATAATACTCTGGAAATAAGTTATTATTATTTTGCATATAATCTATAAATCTATTAGTATAGAACTGTGCAGTTGTTCTTGCTTTCTCAACAAGGTAATCTACATGCTCTCTGCTAATAGCTGTGCTGTTTTCAGGATTCTTTTGATATATACCACCATTAGCTATGTTTACTGAACCAAATGGCAAGTATTCTACTAAACTCCAATGCAATAACATTGGCTTAATGTAATCAGTTACTAATGATAAATAGTTTCCTGCAAGTGTACTGCCTACTATATCACTTTTTATTTTGTTATATAAATCAGTACCTAAGTAATTCTGAATATGAATATCTTGTGCAATATTTATAAAAGGTAATAGTTTGTCATTATCTATATTGCCATTAGATGCAGTAAATACTGATATATCATGTCTGGTTACAAATAGTGCTTTACTCATCTTCTTTTCCTCCTTTTAGTTTTTGATTTAGTTCCTCCTGTCCAATTAGGGTGATGACCTTGCTTAGGCATATTTATAGGTGCTACTTTGCTGATCTTGTGCCCTACAGGTGTTGGCTGATAGCTTGATGGTATCTCTCTTGTCTTTCTATAATCTATTAAATCTTGTGATGGTTCTGTATTAGCTTTCAATCTATAAAGTACTTCTTTCCATACATGTCTACAGTAAGGTCCTCCCTTGTACTTAAACAAATCATAGGGTTGACTTTTATGACCAAAGTCAGAGTTTATTCCATCTCTGCTTGCTTTATCAATATCTTCTAATCTATAAACTGTTGATGAATTATTCATCATATGCTCACAAAATGCTCTTGATTTGTTTTTTCTTGCTTTTCTACCTTTACCAGTAGTTTTCATTGCTTTTTTAGAACCAACTGCATACCTATATCTTACTTTATAAAAAGATTTATCTAAGTATGAAAAGCCATCTGGCTTACTATCTACAAATAAATTTGTTTTATCTTTTTCTATAATATACCTATTTGCCCAATCTTCAATGCTTTCATTATCTTCACTATACTCTCTCTCATCTACTTCTTCCCATTCTTCATCTACTTCCTCACCTTTTAAAGTATTAATAAAAT